AATCTTTAGAGGACGAATGGAAATCTGAAGGTTCTGTAATGAGAGCATTTGAAGCCATGTGTCATGAATTACATATTGCTGGTTGGACTGCAACCCAAGGTAATAGAAGTTCAATCTCATCTGAGGTTGTTACTACTGACCAAATGGGGGGTTCTATTAAGAAAGCTCAAGTTGGTCACGTTATTATTACAATTGCTAAATCTTTACAACAAAAAGAATTAAATTTGGCAACAATTGCAATTACAAAATCACGTATTGGTAAAGACGGAATTGTATTTGAAAATTGTAAATTTAATAATGAGTTGATGGAAATTGACACTGAAAGTTCTGTTACTTTCTTAGGATTGGAAGAGAACAGAGAGCAACAGAAAAAAGACAGAATTAAAGAGGTTATGGAGAAAAGAAAACAACAACAAGTATAATTATTAAAACAGATTAAATTACATTTTATGGAAAAAATATTAAAAGAAAACCCAAACCGATTTGTGATATTTCCTATCCAATATAACGACATATGGGAATATTATAAAATGCATCAAGCGGCATTTTGGACGGCTGAAGAAGTTGATTTATCAAACGACATTAGAGACTGGGAGAATTTATCGGAAAATGAACAATATTTTATTAAAAATGTATTGTCATTCTTTGCCGCTTCTGACGGAATTGTTAATGAAAATTTAGCGGAAAATTTTTATAGAGAAGTTCAATATCCAGAGGCTAAATTTTTCTACGGAATGCAACTTGCAATGGAAAATATCCACTCATTGATGTATTCATTATTGATTGATACCTATATCTCAAATGAGGAAGAAAAGAACAAATGTTTCACGGCATTAGATAATCTACCAGCAGTTCAAAAGAAGGCTAAATGGGCTTTAGATTGGATTGAAAACGCGTCCTTCCAAGAAAGACTTGCTGCATTTGCAGCAGTTGAAGGTATTTTCTTTTCAGGGTCGTTTTGTTCAATCTTTTGGTTAAAGTCTCGTGGAATCATGCAAGGTTTGTGTAATGCAAACTCTTTGATTTTCAAAGACGAAAATTTACATTGTGATTTTGCAATCCACTTGTTGAATAATCACGTCGAAAATAAACCAAGTGAAAAGAGAATTAAAGAAATTCTTTTATCGGCTCTAGAGATTGAAAAAGAATTTATTACTGAATCATTACCCGTTTCATTGATTGGTATGAACCAAAATTTAATGAAACAATACTTAGAATTCGTGGTCGATGGACTACTTGTTAAAATGGGATGTAAAAAACAATTCAATGTTGAACAACCATTTAAATTTATGGAACAAATAGCCGTTGAAACGAAAGGGAATTTCTTCGAATCAAGAACGGTTGAATATCAAAAAGCGAAATTAAATGAGTCCCTCTCATTTACTGATGACTTTTAATTTACTATCTTTATAAACTATGATGTCACTTAGAATTAAAAAAAGAAGTGGTGACGATGCGTCGTTCAACCCACAAAAAATTTATAACAGAATTAAAAGAGCCGCTAAAGGATTAACGGTTAATTCTGACGAAATATTCATCAAGGTAATAACTTCAGTTCCAACTGAAGGCATTATCACTACCAAGGACTTGGACAAGTTAATTTATGAAATTGCAGCAGCGTTTACGGGTAGTCACCATGACTATTCTCGTTTAGCGTCATCAGTTGCAATATCATCTTATCACAAAGAAACAGACCCGAGTTTCTCTAATGTTATGCACACACTACATGTTGATGGTATTGTTAATGATAAATTAATGGAAATTATTGAATCATACGGACCTAGTAATATTGATGATGTTATTAATCACGATAATGATTACAATTTTGACTATTTTGCATGGCGTTCATTACAAGAAATGTATCTTTTAAAATTACCTACAGGTAAAGTCGTTGAAAGACCCCAACATATGTACATGCGTGTCGCATTATGGGTAACTAAGTCATTTGAGGAGGCCGTTGAATATTATAAGTCATTGTCAAATCAACTTATATCACCCGCAACACCAATTATGATTAATGCTGGTACAAAGACACCACAACTTGCATCTTGTGTGTTGAAATACAATGATGACGATTCGCGTGAAGGTCTTTTAGACACTATGAGAGACATCTCAACGTATTCATCAGATGCTGCGGGTATTGGTCTTTGTATGTCAAATATTCGTAGTAAGGAAAGTCGTATTAACTCATCAGGGGGATATGCGGGTGGATTATTGAAGTATTTGAAGATTGTTAACGAGTCACTCCGTTTCTTTAACCAACAAGGACGTAGACCAGGTTCTGCGGCTATTTATTTAGAACCTTGGCACAAAGATGTTTTGGATTTGTTGGATATTAAAAAGAATACTGGTGCTGAAGAATTAAGAGCTCGTGATTTATTTACAGCACTTTGGATTCCTGACAATTTTATGAGAGCGGTTAAGAATAATGACGATTGGTATTTGTTTTGTCCTAATGATATTAAGAAATCAGGTATCAAACCACTACAAGAATGTTATGGTGATGAGTATGAGACTAATTACAATAAAGCCGTTGAATTAGGACTTGGTAAAAAAGTTAAAGCTCAAGACATTTGGAATAAAATTATCGAATCTCAAATTGAAACCGGAGTTCCTTATCTTTGTTCTAAAGACAATGCTAATAAGAAAACTAACCACCAAAATATTGGTGTAATTAAACAATCAAATCTTTGTAATGAAATTTATCAATATACTGATGAGGACACTACGGCGATTTGTACTTTATCATCTATGGTATTAAAGAACTTCGTTAAAGACGGGGAGTTTAATCACCAACTATTGTATGAAGAAACCCGTAAGGTGGTAAGAGCGTTGAATAAAGTAATCGATATCAATAGCTACTCAACTGAAAAAGGTAGAATTGGTGGACTAGCCCAAAGAGCAATTGCTATTGGAACTCAAGGTCTTGCTGACGTATTCTATTTGATGGATTACATCTTCACATCTGACGAAGCTCGTAAATTAAACAAAGAAATTTTTGAAACTATCTATTTCGCAGCTATCACTGAAAGTAATAGGTTGTGTATTGATGGTGAATACAAACCATACTCACACTTTGAAGGTTCACCTATGTCACAAGGTAATTTTCAATTTGATATGTGGGGATTAAAAGAAGATGAGTTGTCAGGAAGATGGCCTTGGGGTATCTTAAAACAAAATGTTAGTAAATATGGTGTTTGTAACTCTTTATTTACTGCTCAGATGCCTGTGGCATCTTCGGCCAAGATTACAGGTTCATATGAAATGACCGAACCTGCCCCCTCAGCTATTTTTAACAGACGTGTAGTTGGTGGTGAAATTATGATTGTTAACAAGTATTTAATTAACGATTTTGAAAAGATTGGAATTTGGTCTGAGGATTTGAAGAATGAAATCATCATGAACGAAGGTTCAATACAAGGAATAAATTTTAATAATTACCTCGACCAAGAAGATAAGAAATACAACTCAAAAGTTAAAAGAACCGAACATTTGATTCAGAAATATAAAACAATTTGGGAAATTTCTCAGAAGTCTTTGATTGAAATGGCGGCAGATAGAGCACCATTCATTGACCAATCACAATCAATGAACATTTATATGGGTAACCCAACTCTATCTAAGATTTCATCATCACATTTTTACGGATGGGAAAAAGGTTTAAAAACACTTTGCTACTATGTTAGAACAAAGGCGATTTCAACAGGAGCTAAACATTTAGCGGTCGACATATCAAAAACGATTAAACCAAAAGTAACCCCTGAACCACCAAAAGTAGACTATAAAGAAATGAATTTACCTCCAAAACCAGACAATAGTCAATTTGATTGTTTTGGATGTTCATCCTAATATTAAAACCCGACACAAGTCGGGTTTTTATTTTTTACACTATTTAATTAAAATTTCACAACATTATATTTATACAATATGGCAAATGGTAAAACATATGGTATTGATTTTCCTTTCAGAAATTCCCAATATGGACAATATTTGAGTTTATCTCAAACTGCGGACGATGAAATAAGAAACAATTTGATACATCTTCTACTTACTAGAAAGGGAACTAGATATTATTTACCTGATTTTGGGACAAGATTATATGAATATATTTTCGAACCAATGGACTCACCAACCTTTGATGGTATTGAATCTGAAATTAGAGAAAGTTGTGAAAGGTATATTCCGAACTTAAAAATAAATAAAATAACTATTACGGCAGCCTCATCGGAAGAGGAGGATATTGTTGTTACTACTGAAGGTAATGCTACAAACAGAAGTTACAGGATGCCTGGATTAAATAATTTAGAATACACTGCAAAAGTTAGAATTGATTATATTATTACAGATAATGTATTTAATTCTAAAGATTTTGTAATAATTAATATATAAGAACATGGCTGAAAAAAGAATAGCGTATACCGTCAGGGATTTCCAAGGAATTAGAACAGAATTAGTAAATTTTGTAAAAGCTTATTACCCTGAGTTAATTGATAACTTCAATGACGCATCCGTATTTTCCGTTTTTATGGACTTAAACGCGGCTGTTGCGGATAATTTACATTACCATATTGACAGAAGTGTTCAGGAGACGGTATTACAATTTGCTCAACAACGTTCCTCAATTTACAACTTAGCTAGAACATACGGATTAAAAATACCAGGACAAAGACCATCAGTTGCATTAGTTGACTTTTCAATTACTGTTCCAGCTTCAGGTGATAAGGATGATGAAAGGTATGAAGGTATTTTAAGAAGGGGTTCTCAGGTTGTTGGTGCTGGTCAAATATTTGAAACAATATATGATATTGATTTCACATCACCATATAACGCACAAGGATATCCAAACAGATTAAAAATACCAAACTTTGACTCAAGAGGTAATTTAATTAACTACACAATTACAAAACGAGAATTAGTTGTTAATGGTGTTACAAAAGTATTTAAACAAGTTATTACACCAAATGACGTTAGACCATTTTATGAAATATTTTTACCTGGTAAAAATGTGTTAGGTATTACAAGTATTATACAAAAAGATGGTACAAATTATGCTAATATCCCATCTGCTCAAGAATTTTTAGGTGAGATTGGAAGATGGTATGAAGTTGATGCACTTGCTCAAGATAGAGTATTTGTTGAAGATTCAACAAAACCATCAGATAGACCTGGTGTTAAAATCGGAAAATGGATACAAACTAATAATAGATTTATTAGTGAATATACCCCTGAAGGTTTCTTAAAAGTTACTTTTGGTGGTGGTAATACTTCAGCTGAAGAACAATTGGTTGAGTTTACTAGAACAGGTAATATGCCAACAATCCAAAACTTTTTGAATAATTTTGCTTTAGGGTCAACACTTAAATCTAATACAACTCTGTTTATTCAGTATCGTTCTGGTGGTGGGGTCGGTAGTAATTTAGGTGTAAACGTAATCAATCAAATAGGTACAGTCATATTTGTGGTGAATGGTCCATCAGAAGGAACGAATACTTCTGTTGTAAATTCACTTAGATGTACAAATGTTACTGCCGCAATCGGTGGTGCTGGACAACCTACGATTGAAGAAGTTAGAAACTATGTGGCATTTAACTTTGCAAGTCAAAACAGAGCAGTTACTGTAAATGACTATGAGGCAATCATTAGAAAAATGCCAAGTCAATTTGGAGCACCTGCAAAAGTTGCCGTAATGGAGGAAGATAATAAAATTAAAATTAAAATCCTTTCTTTTGACACAACTGGAGCATTGACGCCTGTTGTATCAAACGCTTTAATGGATAACTTAGCGTCATACCTTTCAAATTACCGAATGATAAATGACTACATCTCAATTGAAACTGCGGATGTTATTGATTTAAGTGTTGATGTGTATGTTGTACTTGAGTCTACCCAAAATCAAGGTGCGATTATTAGTACAATCATTCAAAAAATTGCTGATTATTTTAACCCATCAGCTAGAGAATTAGGACAAAATGTTAATATATCTGAAGTTAATAGAATATTACAATCTGAAAATGGCGTAATATCGGTAACACAAATAGACATTTTCAATGAAGTTGGAGGTGAATACTCATCGTCCCAAACATCAATGGCTTATTCTGATAGTACTACAAAACAAATTGAACCTCAAGACGGAACTTTATTTGCTTTACCGAATCAGATATACCAAATCAGATTCCCAGCTAAAGACATTAGAGTTAGAGTCAAGAATTTCCAATCCGTTTCTGTTTCTTAATTTTCGGTTCTGTTTATTATTATGTTGATTACGTTTTTAAAAATGTGGTCATAAGTATTTATTAATAAAAAGTTCGATGGGTAAGTCATTCAGGATTAAATCTACACCAGGAAAAGACCAAAATATATCAATACAGATAGACCAAGATTTTGAAGAAATTGAGTTATTATCTTTAAAAATAAGACAATCGGAAGTATATCCGAAAAGTTGTGCAAATTATGGCGTAATTGCTGGTAGGGTATTTGTAAATGGTGGTTACGGACTACCAAAATGTAAAGTTTCGGTTTTTATACCTCTACAACAAGAGGATGAAAATAACCCAATTCTAACATCTTATTATCCTTATAGAACATTATCAGATATAAATGAAGATGGTTTTAAATACAATCTTCTACCATATACTCCGTCATATTCAGGACACACACCAACAGGAACATTTCCAACTAGGGAAGATGTATTGAGAGACCCAATCGCCTCAGAACTTTATCAAAAATATTATAAGTATACGGTTACAACCAACGAAAGTGGTGACTATATGATTTATGGTGTACCACCTGGACAACATACATTAGTGTTAAATGTGGATTTATCTGATATTGGTGAATTCTCACTAACCCCTCAAGATTTATTGAGGATGGGTAGAGGAACTGAAAGTCAATTTAACGGAAGTAGATTTAAATCTTCTAATAATTTTAATGAATTACCACAAATTGTTTATGAGACAAAGATAGTACAAGTTAATGCTTTTTGGGGGCAAGAAGACCTTTGTCAAGTTGGTATTACAAGAGCTGATTTTGATTTATCTTCAGGTGCTGCAAATATTAAAATTGAACCAACTTCGGTATTCATGGGTTCAATTTTCTCGACAGATACTTTAAGAAAAGTTAAGAGAAGATGTAAGGTTAAATCTAAAATGGGTCAATTGTGTGCATTAACACCCGGACCTGGACAGATTTTAGCAATCAGACAAACAATCAGACAAGATGAATTAGGTTATCCAATATTAGAAGTTGCTGACTTACCACAAGAAGGAAAAGTGATAGATGCTGACGGTACGTGGTTAATAGAGGTCCCAATGAACCTTGATTATGTATATACTAATGAATTTGGCGAACAAGTATTAAGTGAAGACCCAAATTTAGGTATCCCAACAAAGGGAAAATACAGATTCAAAATTAAATGGCAACAACCTTCTGGTCTTAAAGAAGAGAGTAGACGAGCATATTTCTTAGTACCAAACATTCGAGAAAGAGGATGGTCTAATTCTAATTCAGACCCAGCAAATGAAGGTAGTGAATCTTTTGAAATATTATTACCTGCGGCAACTGGAGACGTACCAGCATTTGCAAACATATCAGTACCAAATGGATACGTATATCAAATTGAAAGTAAGAGTAATTTTGAAAATCTATCAATTACAGGACCAAACGACGAGGTAATAAATGGAACCAATTTATCCCAAGATGGGAACTACACGATTTCATACACCACTCCAAATGAAAATCAGGGCAGTTTAGTTTTTAAAGTAATTTCAGCACAAAAGTTTCAATTAGAAGCGTCATACGCATTTAGTTTGAGTTGGAGTGACTATGCTAATCCTATCGACGCCATAGATTGTGAGGATACGTTCTATCAAATGCAATATAATAAAGTGTATACCATATCACAATTATTAGATAGATACCAATCTAGAAGATTTTCTTGGAATACAACTTTAATTAAAAATATTAATACCATCGAATGTGAAAATTCAGTTAATAAGTTTCCATCTAATGATGTACAATATAGATTTGATGCGATTTTTATTATTCTAAGTTTTTTTATTACAATTTTCAAATTTGCGTTTACACCAATATTAATTGTAACTCATATTTTGGCGTTTTTATGGCCAATAATATTTGTCATAATGCAAATTGTGTATTTATTACAATTATTAATTTATGGACTTTGTAAAGCTATAAATAAAATTAGACGTTGGATAGGTAAGGAACCTGGGGATTGTGGTGATAAACCAAAACGTACAAAATGGAAAGATAATTGGTTTAAAAATATAAAGTTACCATTGTTTCTATACACTAGTGATGGGTGTGAAAGATGTGATTGTAAAGACACTGAGATGGATATTAGTGGTAATGATGTCGCAAGTGAAGCTAACTCTAATTTAGAGTCGGCAAAATCGGGTTCGGTTAACTCAAGTCCACTCGCCGATTTCAATAGCGCCGACGCTTACAATATGGATGGTACCGAGGATGACTTACCATATGTGATGGAAGGGCCTATTAGACAAACAGCATTTGACTCAAGTGCATCACTAAATGAGGACAATTCAAAAGATATAATCTTCACGAATTCACTAACTACGTCAGAGAAGTTAAATATGTTTAACTTAAAAGACAAGTACTTTAATAACACACCAGTAAATGGTGGGGTGGGTAGGAATCAAGTAAAAAGAACAATATCTGGGAATGGAGGATTATTTCATTTTGATAACACTATTGTTTTAGTTGAGGATAATGGAGAAATATCAAGTTTCCCAACAGGTCAACTTATATCGTTTAGTAATCCTTTATTATCAAGTGACCCAAATTTAACGGGGAGTACAATTGCGAACACTGGAGGTACAAATTCAATAACAGGAACACCGATTACGAATGGTGGTATATGGTCTGTGAATTATGCTGACCCAAATGCTCCAGCAAATAACGTTGGTCCAGTAAATTATGTAATAAATTACACTGGAGAAACCCCAGACTATTTAGTTTACCCTACTGATATGGAATATTTCCAGGTTCTAACGGGGTTAACATTAAGTTCATTTACCGCACTAACACCAAATAGTACAAGTGTTAATAGTAATTTCTTAAATAGAAATTATAGTAGACCCGATTTTTTAAATAGGTATCTACTTAATGAAATGAAATTTTATATGACACTAGCCAATTTCTTAGGTACAAATACTGATTGTACTAATCAATTTTGGAGAAGTATTGCATTGGCACCAAGTCCTTTATATAACGTCCCTGAAAATTCTAATGTTAGGAGTCCGTTATATTGGTTAGATGGAAGAGATGGTTTAGGTATAATAATATTACAAAGAGGTGTTGACCCACACTCACCTAAAGTACAACAAGAAGTTGATTTATCTAGAATATTTGGTTGGAATGATTATAATCAACCCGGGTTAAAAATAACAGGTGAATATAAGTTAAATATTCCTATACAAGCATCCAATAATTTAAAATTACCTAGACATGACCAGTTCCAAACAAACAACTCTACCGATATTTTTGGTACGATATTTTTTAATGGAACGTTCAATGTTCAGAACACGTTTTCAGGGTACACTAGTAATTTAATCAGATATTACTCAAGATTGGGTGAATCGGTAAGTTCAACCGCGGTAAGTGAAACTGGGGGTATTTTCACAAAGGTTCAAATACAAGGTTCTGGGTTTGTGTCAAATATTAATGAAGGACCATGTGATTGTGGCACGAATTATTCATTACGATTAGGATATAACTTTGGTACAGGTGACAATAGTTTCTTTGGTTATCGAAGTGGTGAGTATATTGAAGGAGGAAGTTCTTGTATTCAAAATTTAACACAACAGACAGATAGTGTGGATGACCCAGCGTGTTCAGCTTTCCCATATCGAGTTGGTTCGATACCTGCCGCATATATTAGTAACATCTATCCGTCCACAACATCAGTTAATATGGTGAACCCAAGTAAATTAATTATGAGGACCGATAGATTACCATCATCAACACAGGTATCAACAGGTAATACTACTGGTAATGGTGTTTATCTGCTACATCAAAATAGCAGTTTTACAATTTATTTATTTGATGAAAGTGGTTCAG